TGCTGTGCCGCCAGAGTATCGTCGTAATCAATCCACAGTCCAAGTTTCATCGCTTCCTCCTCGGACCACACCACCTTCGCAAACTTTAAATTATACTGCGAAATTAAATGATCGTGCTTCCCACCGTAGCTTGCCTGCAAAACAAAATTCGGTGGAATGTCATTAATGCGATTAATCCAAAACGGGAGGCTTTTGGTAAACGCATAAAACCTGACATCCTCTTTGCTGCGTATAAATTCAAGCCACCCGTCAAAGTAAGCCTGCGAGAAAAAATCTCCCGCAGAGTGAATCCTGATTAACCTTGCTTTGCGCGGGAATGCCATTTCCAACACTTTTTTCACATCGCCCGCACCCTTGCCCTTCACCGCATCGAAATTTGCCCACAGACGCTTCCTGACGCTTGGGTACCTTTCGGTCATTGCAGAATAACAACGGAACTTCATGTTTTCTCCGTAGGAAATTTTGCCGCTTTCCTTATCTGCCTTCGCCAGACACTCGCTCGCCGCAGGACAACTCCAGCCACTTGGCAAATTCCAACTCCACGCACTCGGATCAAAAATGTATCTGTTCGCTTTTGTAAATGCTGGATTCATGCAAATGCTGCCTTTTTTAGTTTGTCTATTGGTAAATTCAATGCATTGCAGATCATGCTAAAATGCTTGCTTTTAATAAAATGTATTGCTTCATTCTTCGCATTCTCCGCAGTCATCTTTGTATACCTTCTCAAATATACAGGATTGCTTTGAGCGTCTTCAATTGCTTGCTGCACAATAGCACACAATATTTTTCTTGTGTACATTATCTCGTTTTCTTCTGACTGACTTCTCATTGTAAAAAGTATGCAACTCTTAACTTTGATCCTTCATGCGTAAAATCCAGCCACCCGTTCGCAATCGCTTTTGCATTCCACAGAGCATCCACGGGAATACTTTTCCACATACTGTCCCACACCCAGATCTTGCCTTTGTACCTGTAAACGCAAACAGCATGAGTCCACTTGTCGGCACCGATAATCATAACATCTGCCTCAATGCCGACATTCTCCAACCCCTTCTCCATCGCAATCGCTTCAGGCAAACAAGCGTTTTTGTACTTACCTACCCAATCAGGTGAAGCAATATGCTGCTTATCGCAGCCCAACAACACCAGCAACATCAAATATAAAATTAACCATCTCATATTCCAAATAATTCCATCCATTTTCCGATTTTCAATCGCCAGTCATAATTCCTGTACGCGAATTCCTGAACCTCCATGCACTTCTTCCGAAATTTATCAGGATTCGCCTTATAATAACTCAAATATTCACGGGTCTTCTCCACAAATTCCCCCTCTTCCAACGGTGCCAGCAACCCACCACTCGGAGCGTGTTCTGGCAAATACCCGACAGGAGTGCCAATCGGCAATCTTCCGCTCGCCGCAGCCTCCATCATTGGCAACCCGCCTGCCTCCTCCATGCTCGTTTGCAAAATACAATCCACCGTCCCGTAATATCCTGCCATCGCAAGATGGTTGTAAAACTTGTGCCGCTTCAACTCCAGACCCATTCCATCCAGAGTTTTTTCAACAAGGTGAGGTCGCTTGATCTCTTGCCCGAACCAGTTTTTCGTTTCGTTCGCCCCACCATAGCCAACAACCCTCAACTCCCGCGCAGGATCTCGACTGTACATCTTCACATGGATTCCCAGCGGCACCACTTTCGGTTCGATGCCAATTCCCCACTCGCGACACTTCTCCAACAAGATATTCGATATAACGCCAAACCCAGCCAGATGCTGATAGAAATCCAGTCCACCCTGCTCCCGCGCCAGCAGAATGTCCCATTGCCCGTGTGCCACAGCAACGATCCGATTCAACGGCACATCGAACTCCCTGTGCAGCGTCAAAACTGCGTCTGGCATGGTCACGAACAAATCGTAAGTGTCTTTGAATAATGAGAACTCCTCTTTTGTGTATCCGACTGTCCAATCCAGCAAATTTGAATACACGCCATGTTTCCATAGCTCTTTTGCCAATGCATGATGGATAGAACCGAATGCCCAGCGGTTCTGCGTGAAGAATATTATTTTTTTCATTTCGTTAAATAGATGTCTTCTCCCCTCAATTCATGCTTCGGAAAATAGTTCCACAACCGCAGGCACAACTGCCCAAGTCGTTCAGTATTTCCAAACGCAGGCACCCATTCGCACATCACACGATCCACCGACAATCCCGCATCGATGCAATCGGCAACGCCACTCAAGATCACATCGTCGTGACCCTCGGTGTCGATCTTCAGGCTTCCAATCGAATCGATCCCCAACTCCTTGACCAATGTCGCGAATGTCACGGTCCTGACCCGATCAATGCTCCACGCATCCTGACCATCCAGCAAATGCACCAATGTCGGATGCGGAGTGCCAATGCGGTTGCATCCTCTTACCCAGAGCGGCAAGCCTCGTTGCGCGATTGTCTGCTCGCTCAAGTAATACACATCAATACCACCATCGCGATCCGACACCGCAGCGTTAACCTTCACCACACCATCCGCCGCAGGAATGCGATCCAGATAGTACTTCACAGGCTCAACAAGCAGATGATTCGCCTGAACCCCAACTGACCCATAGCCCAGATCGAAGTCGCTGGTGCCAATGTCAACCCAATCGAATCTCATGGGTACCTCCTGAACATCGCATCAATCCCATTGCAAGGTCCGTACCATCCCTCGCCTTTGTAGACCGCAAGCACATCCGCGAAGTACTTCTCGTACATTGGCGCAACATTCGTCAGGCTAAAGTTCTCTGCCCAGATGCGGCAGTCCCATGACTGGATTTCTCCAGCAACGACACGCTTGATGGCATCTACCCAATCTCCCATCGTCCTGCACCGATAGCCTGTCACTCCATGCAGATTGTTTTCCGCAAACGATCCCCAGTCCGTTGTCAATGTCGGTGTGCCGCTGAACAGGTTTTCTATCTGAACCCCACCAAATGGCTCGACATACATCGACGCGAGAATGCTGCCTCGCGCCTTGCTCATTAGTTCCTTCCGCTTCGCCGCGTCAGCATAGCCGACATATTCGACATGAGATGGCAGATGGTAGCCTTCCTCTTTCTGCCCTGCGATGACGAGCTTCACCCCAGCCCGCTCCGTTGCCTGAATCGCTACATCGACACCTTTGCCGCCATACACTCTACCAAGATAAAGAAAATAGTCTGATTTCTCGTCGTTGCCTCGGTACTCGAAATCTTCTGGATCAAAGTAGTTCGGGATGACAACCTCGTACCAGTCCTGCCGACAGGTGCCGACATTCTGAAGTCCACAGTAAGCGTGATAAATGGCATAGGATTCAAAGACCTTCCATCGCGCCCAATGCCCGCCTGCGTAGCCAATGCCCGGCTCTACGCAGATCAGGTCTGGATGGGCATCGCACACGGGACGCACACCTGAACCCCAGAATGGCAGGATAAAGTCGTGCTGCCGCTTCCGCTTGCCAACCTCGGCAATGGCATTGCTGTAGAATGTCTGGTAAGCATGGTCGTTCACATCGAACTTGAAGAAGGTTTTGCGCCAGTCATGCGAACCGTACGCCACCTCCCAGTCCGCAGGATCCAGCACCGTGATATGTTCGGTGCATTGCAGATCGGAATCCCTGTGACCGTAGTGTAGTACCTCATGCCCGCGATCAGTCATCATCTTGCCAAACTTCACGACCTTCTGCGTGTAGGCACAGGCAGAGAATTCCTTGCTTGTTACCGTGTGGGGAAGCCCCAGTACATGGAACCTCATAGAGTCACGAATTGAGGTTGCGAAACAGGACAGACCGCAGCCTGCTCCAGCTTGAAGATGCCGAAATAGGCAGCGGGATACATTCCTGCCAGACGCTCCGCTTCTGCCTTTGCGGAGTCGTAGTCACGATGCAAAACCGTAGGGGACTTGCCATGATAAATGTCCGTTCGCCCATTGCTGTGGGTCATTCTGATTATTGTGTACATGGTGGTTATTGTTGGTCTTCCAGCAGCGTCAGGAAGACAGGAGTGGATTCGCCCACCCATGATCCCTCGACATTGAACTGAAAGTATTCCTCTGCCTCTTCTGGCTCCATGCCTTGATTGACGAGAATGTTGATGCAGGCAGTCCTGTCGTACACAGCAAGCTGCCGCCCGAATTGGGTGCCTATGCCCAGAAACGCCCGCTCAAACCCGTCAGCAAGCAGTACCTCTTCGTCTCCTACGATACCAGTTACAATCTTGTTAAGTGTTTCTTTTTCTGATATGTCCATAAAATTATGATTGTACTAACTACTATGTGGATTATTTGATGTTATAGGCTGTTACCCGTGTCTAACTGCATGATATTTATCGACATACCTCTGGATTGCTTCCATGTGTGCTTCTGCCTGCTCCCGCCCATCAGGCGTATCATTATAGGTATGTTTGAAGTGGGGTAATGGAATAACTGGCGATCCTCGCTCCAGTCGGGGTCCGACAGGTACACCGTTGAAACAAATGGTCAGGCGGATGCTCAAACTCATTCGATTTGCCTGCTCTCTTCGATTTTAAGCGGGATTGTACTGCGTGACGGCAGCGAGAATGACAGGGACACCGAATTGTTGCCTGTTTGCTCCACCTCAACCTTGTCACCGTACTTCTTTGGAGCGAGCTTGCTGGAAGCCCATTTGAGAGCATCCATGCGAAGCCTGCCTATTGCTGCATCGTTGCTGGAGAATGCTTCGTCCACGATCATTTCAGCGTAGTAGTCTGCCTGCTTCACACGCGCCTGTGCGTATTGGTCGCGAAATTCTTCATATTCATCCAGCCAACGATAAATTTGTGATCTATCAGGGAGGTGATCATCAGCAAGGATTGATCGTAGGGTTTCGCCATGAGCAAGACGATTGCAAACTTCGTCACAGATTTGTTTGGAGTAGAGGGTGGGTCTGCCTCTTGATTTTTTTTCTGTGGAATCGTTATTTTGGTCTTGACTCATTGTTTTTTGGGTGTGTAGAATTATCAACAGACAGGCAACTTTGCCCGTCTATTGAGGTAGTGTTTATGCGGGTCTGGAGGTGAAGTGCGATGTCTTCGATGGCATGGAAAAGGTTGAAGAGCGCGTATTCGGTTTTTGACAGGTAAGGTGGTGGTTGTGCTTCGCCAGAGATTATGTCTCTACCGATTTTGCAGGAGAGTTTGACGCGATAGAGTTCAGGCGTTGTGTTGAGTTCGTCTGTGATTTTGTTTTGGGAGTGAAAACG